TACAGACTATGGATCAGGTTTCCACATACGTAGGAGAGTACTTCTCACGTGAGTGGGTTATGAAGAACGTCATGATGTTCAATGATGAGGACATCGCAGAGATGGCGAAACAAGTCGAAGCTGAGAATGCAAACAGCGACGATATGGATGATGACTTTTAAGGAGTATATGTAATGAGTGAAACGGAAACAGTTGAACTATCACCAACTGAAAATTTAATCGGTGCTTTAGAGGTCGGCAACTTCACTTCTGCCGAAGAACTATTCAACACCATTATGCAAGACAAGGTTCAAGATTCGTTGGACGCCGAAAAGATTAGTGTTTCTAGTCAGATTTTCAACGGTGTTGAAGCAGAAGATTTAGAAGTAACCGACGAAGAAATCGATGCGGCATTTGAGTCAGGTGATTTTGAGGAAAACGAAGATACGGAAGAACTCGAATAAAATCGATGTTAAAAACTTTTCGTGTATAAATAGACTAATAAGGAGACAAGATGAAGACTTTTCAAGAAATTCGTGAGGCAAAGGACAAGGTCGTCTTCAACAAGAAGATGTCTGGTTATCCTGTTGTCATTACTAAGGTCGCAAAAGGATTCCATCTAACAATCGACGGAGATTCTGTCGATACCTTTAAGTCACAAAAAGAAGCGGAAACAACCGCAAAACAAGTCCTGAAGGACTTAGGAAAATAAAATGAAGCTGATTAGCGAATTCGTAGAAAACGACATTGAATGCATCGTTGAAGCCAAAGAGAACGGCGAGAAGAACTTTGTCATTGAAGGTGTATTCGCTCAGGCAGACAAAAAGAATCGTAACGGACGTATCTACCCAAAACCAATTATGGAGAAGGCGGTAAATACGTATGTTGAAAATCAAGTTAGCAAAAAACGTGCTGTTGGGGAACTCAATCACCCTGAAGGTCCGACTGTTAACTTGGATAAAGTTTCTCACCTCATTACTGACTTAAAATTTGAAGGAAATGATGTGGTTGGAAAGGCACAAATATTGGATACCCCAATGGGTCAGATAGTGAAAGGTCTCTTAGAAGGAGGTGTTCAACTAGGTGTGTCAACTCGTGGAATGGGAAGTCTTGAGAGTAAAAACGGCGTAATGTACGTCAAAGATGATTTTATTCTTGCTACGGTAGATATCGTGCAAGATCCATCGGCACCGGAAGCTTTTGTTAATGGGATTATGGAAGGTGTGGATTGGGTCTGGAATAATGGAATCTTAGAACCTCAAGCTATTGAAGATATAGAGACTGAAATTAAGCAAGCACCTATCGCACATCGTCCTGAAGTGCAGATTCGTGAATTCAAGAATTTCCTCTCGTTAATCAAATCTAAACTATAAAGGAGTCACTATGACTGATTTAAATCAAGCAGTAGAAAGTGAAATCCGCGATACTGAGATTGAGTCTAACGAAATCGTGGAGGAAACTCTCGAAGAAGCAGCTCCAGAAAACAAGGACGCGGTCACTGAACCAGAAGCACAGGCTTCAGTTGACAAGGCATCCGATGCTGCTCCAAAGGCTACCCCACCAAAAACCAAGGCGGGCATGATCAATGCAATGCACAATAAGCTAATGACATCTACTAAAGCAGATGTTCAAGCTGCTTATGAAAAGATGCATGAAGGCGTTGTAAATACCGAAGACTTGGTAGCAGAAGAAGTAGACACTGCGTCTGAACTTGCTGCTATTGTTGAAGGTGAAGCGACTCTATCTGAAGAGTTCAAGCAAAAGACATCTGTAATCTTCGAAGCGGCTGTAAAGTCAAAGCTTTCAGAAGAGATCACACGTCTTGAAGAGAACTACGCGGTAGAACTTGCTGAAGAAGTCGAAACAATCAAAACTGACCTAGTCGGTAAGGTTGATTCATACCTAAACTATGTAGTTGAAACTTGGATGGAAGATAACAAGGTTGCTATTCAGAACGGTCTACGTACTGAAATCGCAGAGTCTTTCATGAACAACATGCGTGACCTATTCGTAGAGTCATACATCGAAGTTCCAGAAGCCAAGGTCGACCTAGTTGACGAACTTGCAGGACAAGTAGAAGAGTTAGAAGAACGTCTAAACAACACTACTGGCGATGCAATTTCACTAGCTGAAGAACTTGAAACTTATAAGCGTAACACTATCATCGCTGAGGCATCACGTGATTTAGCAGATACACAAGCGGAGAAGCTAAAGGGTCTCCTAGAAAGCGTTGACTTTGAAAACGAAGAATCTTTCGTTGCGAAGGTTAACACTGTCAAGGAATCATACTTCTCAAAAGAAATCCCAGAGCAACTTGAAGAATCTGTCGAAGAAACGACAGAGGAAGAAGTAGAGGTTTCATCTGTAATGGAGAATTACCTACACGCTCTTCGTAAAACCACTAAGCAATAAGGAATAGTAAAATGCAATCATTCGATACATTGATTGAGAAGTGGTCACCAGTACTTAACGAAGAATCTGCTGGCGCGATCACTGATCCACTACGTAAGGCAGTAACTGCTGCCGTCCTAGAAAACCAAGAACGTGCTCTAATGGAAGAGCGCAATGCAACAGCAGGTTTCCTAGCAGAAGCACCAACCAACTCAACTGGTGGTGCAATTTCGAACTGGGATCCAGTTCTAATCTCACTAGTACGTCGCGCAATGCCAAACCTAATGGCATACGACCTATGTGGTGTCCAGCCAATGTCTGGTCCAACTGGTCTAATCTTCGCGATGAAGTCACACTACAACGGTCAGGGACCAGGCAACGAAGCACTAGGTCTTGACGAACCACAATCTGGTTTCTCTGGTGCAGTCGATGCAGCAGGCGAATCTTCAGGTCTTTCTGGTCTACAGGCTGACGGAACTGGTCGTGAACTAGGTCTACCAGGCCGTCCAATGTCTACAGGCGCTGCTGAGTCTCTAGGTGAAGTTGACGGTTCATTCAAGGAAATGGGTTTCTCAATCGAGAAGCAGAGCGTTGTTGCTAAGTCACGCGCACTGAAGGCTGAGTACTCACTAGAACTTGCGCAAGACCTAAAGGCAATCCACGGTCTAGACGCAGAGACAGAACTTGCAAACATTCTGTCTACAGAAATCCTTGCAGAGATCAACCGCGAAATCGTTCGCACAATCAACTCTCAAGCGGTTCTAGGTGCACAGACTTCTAACGTCGCTGCTCCAGGCATCTTCGACGTATCAACAGACGGCGACGGTCGCTGGTCTGCTGAGAAGTTCAAGGGTCTAGCAATGCAAATCGATCGTGAAGCAAACGCAATCGCGAAGGCTACACGTCGTGGTAAGGGTAACATCGTCGTATGTTCATCTGACGTTGCTACTGCACTTGCTGCTTCTGGTCAACTAGACTACACACCAGGCGCTGGTCTATCAGTAGATGATACTGGTAACACATTCGCTGGTACTCTAAACGGTCGTCTACGCGTATTCATCGACCCATATGCAACTGTTGATTACCTAACAGTTGGTTATAAGGGTTCAAACGCATATGACGCAGGTATGTTCTACTGCCCATACGTACCACTACAGATGGTCAAGGCTGTTGCAGAAGATACATTCCAACCTAAGATTGGTTTCAAGACTCGTTACGGCATGGCTTCAAACCCATTCGTATCAGGTCCAGGCCAACACGACATGGCTAACACAGCAGGTGCGAACACATACTACCGCATCTTCCGTGTTGACAACCTAATGGTCCAAGGATCATAATAAAAAAGAACTAGTCTACTAGTCATTTTGGGGAGTCTTCGGACTCCCTTTTTTTTGTGTATAAATAATTCGATAACGAGGATGGATTATGAGCGTAACATCAAACACAAACCTTTTACAACCTACGGGATTCCGTATCGTAATCGAGCGCGCGAAATATGGTAACCTTGAATTCTTTGCGCAGTCAGTAACACACCCAGGCTCTACAGCAACACCTTTTGAGATGCCTGTTCCAAAAACACAAAGATTCCCTGTTGCCGCTGACACAATAGAATATTCGGATTTGTCAATTAGTCTCATCCTAGACGAAGACATGGTCGCTTATAAAGAAATGCAAGATTGGATGCAACGCACCGTAGATTCGTCTGAGGACTTGTCTCACGATATCACGATTATTATTCTCACCAGTCACAACAATGCAAACATCAAAATAACATATGAAGGATGTCTTCCCACCCAGATAGGTTCGGTCGAATTGAACGCTACTGCCGGAGACGTTGCATATATAACATACGAAGCATCATTTAGGTTTACTAAATTCACTATATCATGATGGTAAAATTGGACATAAAGAACCGGAACCTCTTGGAGATTCTGGAAGACTTCCGATATACGTATCGGGAGTTGTATCAACCCGAACAGACAAACCGATGTCTGGTCGAGGAGTTGCGTGGACAGTCAGACCACTACACGGGCGAAGAGGAGATGTGGCGTGTCATTGACGAAGGTCGTGACCACAGAGGTGCCGCAGAGAACTCCGTCTGTTATCCCATCAAACCCGATCACTACTTTGGGACACACCCAGAAGAATACCGTAAGACGTGGAACGCACTGAACTCCAGTTTTATGGAGGAACTAGGTGTGCAACACAGTGCACTCTCAACACTCTACCCGCCAGGCGGATTCATCGGTTGGCACAACAACGCAGACGCATCCGCATACAACGTGATCTTTACGTGGTCCGAGAGAGGAGATGGGTGGTTCAAATATGTCGACCCCAAGACAGAACAGGTCATAACGGTTCAAGACGAACAGGGGTGGAATTGCAAAGCGGGATACTTTGGAGACTACGACTCAGGTAATGTGGTCTACCATGCCGCAAGAACAGAATGTTACCGTATGACTCTCAGTTACGTATTGGGTCATGACGAAGACTATTGGAAAGATTGTATTGAAACGATCACCAATATGTGATATAATGTAGTTTTGAAAACCCCACGGATTATACATGCTTAATATTGAAGCGATACACAAGGAGTGGGCAGAGGACTCTGTCATTCCTATGCACCAACTGGATGAGACATCACGTCAAATCCCCATGCTACACGCAAAGTATTTAGAATACCTCACTGTAACCAAACTTACCCTACGTCGCGCAGAGTCGTCACAGAAGATCCTGTTGAAGGAGAAGTGGTTGTACTACAACGGTAAGATGGACCCACAGACTCTACAGGAAAAAGGATGGGATCCAGATCCATTCAACGGTCTCAAGATTCTCAAGGGTGAGATGGACTACTACTACGACTCTGATCCAGAGATCTCGAAGTCTGAAGACAGAATCGTCGCACTTAAAGCACAGATAGATAGTCTTACAGATATTCTTAACATGATCAAATGGAGGCATTCGACGATCAAGAACATGATTGATTATCGTCGATTCGAGGCTGGTGGATAACAAGATTCGCATTAGGATGAAGGACTACTCCCATTTTATGGTGGAGGCTCATCCTGCTCAAGAGAACGAGTTGAAGGAATACTTCTCTTTCTTTGTGCCCGGCTACAAGTACATGCCCGCATACAAGTCCCGACACTGGGACGGCAAAGTCAAACTGTACAATATGATGACCAAACAGATGAACGTGGGTCTCTACACGCACCTACGGAAGTTCTGCGCGGATCGTTTCTACCCACTGGAGATTGTTGAACATGAGACTTATGGGATTCCTTCTTTCCGTGAAGACATCGACCATCCTGCCCTTATTGACTTTCTATCTCTGCTTGATGCTCCTTTTAAACCACGAGACTATCAATACAAGGCAATTTCTCATGGGGTGGAACACCGAAGATGTATCCTTCTTTCTCCCACTGGTAGCGGGAAGTCATTTATTATATACAATCTTTTACGGTATTGCTACGAAGTCACCGAAGGAAAGATCCTAGTTATCGTCCCAACCACGTCGCTGGTGGAACAGATGTACAAAGATTTTGAAGACTACGGTTATGACGTAGATGAGTTCTGTCACCGTATCTACTCCGGCAAGGAGAAGGTCACGGACAAACGTGTCATAATATCTACATGGCAATCCATTTACAAATTCGGTAAGGAGTGGTTCGAACAGTTCGAATCAGTCTTTGGTGATGAGGTCCACCTGTTCAAGGCGAAGTCTCTGACTACCATGATGGACAAGTGTGTTAACGCAAAATATCGTTTCGGTCTTACGGGTACGCTCGATGGGACGGAAACAAACAAACTTGTTCTAGAAGGTCTTTTCGGTCCAACAATGGTTGTTACCCGAACTGTTGAGTTACAAAAGACAAAAGAACTTTCGGAACTGGACATCTCTATTCTGCTACTTAGATATCACAATGATGTCTGTCAACAAGTTAAGGAGATGTCGTATCAAGAAGAGTTAGATAAGATCGTCACCTATGAACCCCGCAATCGATTTATCAGTAAACTAACACTCGATCAGTCGGGCAACACCCTCGTAATGTTCCAGTTCGTTGAAAAACACGGAAAGGTTCTTTACGAGATGATTAAGTCTATGGCTGAAGAAGGGCGTAAAGTATTCTACGTATCTGGTGAAGTAGATGCCACAGACAGAGAACAAATAAGAGGGATAGTAGAAAAGGAAAATGATGCAATTATCGTTGCTTCTCTTGGTACTTTTAGTACTGGTATTAACATCCGCAATCTTCATAATATTGTATTTGCGACACCGTCCAAGTCTCAAGTCAAAGTACTCCAATCGATTGGCCGTGGTCTTCGTCAGTCTGATGATGGTCGGACTACTCGACTTTTTGATATTGCTGATGATCTTCATATTAGGAATCACAAGAACTTTACACTGAAACACAGTGCTGAAAGGATTAAGATATATACTAAAGAAGGATTTAAATACAAGATTTATCCTATAAACCTTAAACCAATAAAAGTAGAAGAAGATGTCGAAAACAACCTCTTTGGTTAAACACTTAAAATTAATAACAGGTGAAGAACTAGTTTGTGAATTGATGAGCGAAACTGGAGACTCACTTATAATTAGAAATGCACTGTCTTTGATTGAAAAAGATCTAACTAACGGTGGTAAGTATTATGCGTTTAAAACTTTTATGGTATACCAAGACAGTCCCCAAAATGTTATGATTGTCTTCTTTGATAAGATCATGTCAGTTGCTGTTCCAACAGAAGAGATGTATGCTTCTTATGGTGCTGCTATAAAAGAGATGAACGAGTACAATGAAGAACAAGAACTCAAACAGAAAGATAGAGATGAATGGGAGAATGACTTGTCTTTAGAAGATTTCTTAAATGAAATGGACCGTGACAATGACTTCATGGATTCTGACGTAGAAGGAATGATCAAGAATTAGGGCCATACTATTCTCCCCTTTGGTTAAAGAGATTATACAGTATAAATCACATTCTGTCAAGACTTTTTTTAAAATATTATGAAAATAGGTTTCACATGTTCAACTTTCGACCTTCTACACGCAGGTCACGTCCAACTTCTACGTCACGCTAAAGATCAGTGTGACTACTTGATAGTAGGTCTACAGACAGACCCCACTATCGATCGTCCCAACACCAAGAACAAACCCATACAGACTTTGGTTGAAAGATACACTCAACTGAGGGCGGTTAGTTATGTCGATGAAATTATTCCGTACCAAACGGAACGAGATCTCGAAGATATTTTGTCTCTATATAATTTGGATGTTCAGATATTGGGCGAAGAATATCGTGAGAAAGATTTCACTGGAAAAGATATCGGTCGTAAACGGGGAATAGAGTTTTATTTTAATGAAAGATCTCATAGATTTTCTTCAAGTGAATTGCGACAAAGAGTCGCCTATAGATCAGAAATTGGATTGACACACAGGTCAAAATAGGGTATAATTACCTCATTAAAATTTGGAAGTTGTATATCATGAAACCTAAAGAAAAACCACATTACGTCAATAATAGAGACTTTTCTAACGCAGTCGTCGAGTACTGTACCTCTGTTCAAGAGGCAAAAGATGTCGGTGAGTCTACACCGATCGTCACAGATTATATCGCTTCCTGTTTCCTAAAGATCGCAGAGGGTCTCTCTCATAAAGCAAACTTTGTTCGGTATACCTATCGTGAAGAGATGGTCATGGACGCAGTTGAGAACTGTCTCAAGGCGATCGAGAATTACGATATCGAAGCTGCAACTAGATCGGGCAAACCAAACGCATTCGCTTACTTTACACAGATCTCATGGTATGCATTCTTGCGTCGGATTCAAAAGGAAAAGAAACAACAAGACGTAAAGATGAAGTTCATCGCAGAGGCAGACATCGGTGAGTTCCTTGACGACGATGGTGAGGGGTATGGAAACATGCAATATGCGTCCCCCTTTATTGATACACTACGTATGCGTATCGATGCAGTGAAGGGTGCTGACCAAGAGTTTAAAGAGTATGCGAAAGAAGAGAAGAAACGTAAGCGTCGTGCTGTTAATGTTGACTCAGATTTATCGGAGTGGATGGAATAATGTGGACTTATGAATGTAAAGCGGGAACCTACAAAGAGATTTCCCTACCTCGCTTGGTGTGGACTATCTTCACGCACCGACTACACCACTTTATACAAGACGGAAGATTTTCAGATTAAACTTGACAAACCCCTCATACTATAGTATAATGTGTGTCTAAATTAGTAAAAGTTTAACGCGGGAGTTCGTTATGGAGACAGTGAGTACCCCTCACCTGTAGTAGGTGAAATCCCTACATCCCGCTCCAATTACTGAGAGTTTATGAAGATCGCTATATTGAATGACACCCACTGCGGGTGTCGTAATTCGTCTGAAATTTTTATGGATTACCAAGAACGCTTCTATACAGAAGTGTTTTTCCCTTATCTGTTAGAAAATAACATCACCCAAATCCTACACCTTGGAGACTATTACGACAATCGTAAGACGGTCAATCTCAAGGCGCTCAGTCATAATCGAAGAATATTCTTAGATAAATTGCGTGAGTACAACATCCACATGGACATCATCCCAGGCAATCATGATGTCTATTTCAAAAATACCAATGAACTCAATTCCCTGAAAGA